AAGAAAAATGGTGATGAGGAAGAGTCAGAAGCCGACAAGGATGAGAAAGAAGAAGATCCTGTAGACGCTGATGGTGAAGACGAAAAACCTGAAGATCCTAAGAAGAAGGATAAGAACCCTCGCACTGCCGACAAGACTGCCGAGATCTCTAAAATTGGTGAGAAGAAGCACGGTAAAACCAAGAAAGAGAGTTACATGGGTGTAGACCTATCTGACGCAACTGCAGAGTTACTTCGTGCCGTTGACCAGATGTTTGAAGCAAAAGCTGCTCAAGCAAAAGGTGCAACAGAACCAGAGAAAATGGATGACAAAGAATCCAAGTCTGGTAAGGACTTCATTGCAAAGCACAAGGTTGACAAGAAAGAATTGAAGGATGTCTCTGACGCAGAGATCCAAGAACCTAAAGAGCGAACAGTAAAGAAGGAAAACATGTCTGAGTTTGAAGTCATTCGTGCGATCCTTTCTGGTAAAACCCCTGAGTAATGATAAGGAGTAAATTATGTTACAACCCCCAAGATGGTGTACAGACGCAGTGCCCACTCCACGTGGATGGGCAGATCCAAACACAGGAGAACTTTTGATCTCCACTAGATTGAGTGCAGATGACATTGCTGCATATATCAATCCTGCGTCTGGTCAAGTTGTAGTCGAAGAAGTAGTACACGAAGCACCTGCAATGTTGCATGAAGCACCTGTAGGTAACAAGTCTCTCGAAGATATGACCAAAGCAGAACTAGTTGCACTCGCAGAGTCAACTGGTGTTGAAGTTTCCAAGTACGCAACGAAGGCAGTATTGATCGAAGCACTCTCTTAATTTACAACTAGATATATTATGAAATTAGAACTGACCCCCAAAACCTTCACGCTCTATGCAGCGCAGAATTATTATAATCCTACCTGCATAGACAGTGAAGAATTCTTCGATGACATCAAACGATTCAAGTATGTCAAGCGATTACTCAATCGTTATAGAGACACACAAGAACTCTCCGAAAGACTCATCCTTAATCACCTGATCGTGATCTTCAATTGTTGGGGATTCGAATCTGGTGTTGAGATGTTAGCACTCAAGATAGAACCAGAACACTGGCCTGCTCTCAAACCGTTTCTTATCTTTTTGAAAGCACTTGAAGGTAATGATCTGGTCGGTATCGATCAAGATATGTTCGTGGTGGATAGGTTACGAAATCTATGAACCCATGTGGAGATTGCACGGCTTGTTGCGACTCACTAGGATTCACTCACGACAACTGGTACACCAGACAAGATCCTGATATCATCCTATCGCAGAAAGTCGCCCTGAAAGAGGGTATCAAATACGACTGGGGATCCGGTTGTAATAAACTGTGCTCGAAATCCGGTGACTGTAAAATCTACGAAAAGAGACCACACGTCTGCCGATCCTTTGATTGTGGATACCTGAAGTATGGTCTTGATTTAGAAACAAGACCGGATCAATGTGGATTCATTACCGAAGTCAATGATGGGTGGATAATGGTCACTCCGTGGTTGCACGGTCAGAGAGGAATAGATATAGATAAGTGGAGAGTAGAGAATCACGAATCAGTAAAAGACGTACTGGGTGACATATCGCAAGAGACAGGTGTCATGTATAAAGAGTATATGTTACAGAGTTACGAAAAATCCTATTGGGTAAAAATATGAGGAAATTTAGGTGAAGTTTTTCGTCTGTACGAATCCCAAAAAAATAAAAAATCATGAAGTAAAAAATTTCGGTAAGTACTACTACTGTCATGATGATGAAGTCAACGTACATAGTGGTACGGGATATGTTCTACTCTGGCAGGGATATACTATCGAACAACCCATAGAAACCCTACTGGATGACTGGTGGTCACTACAAAATGCAAACGGTAATTTCTTTGCGGTACGTATTCTACCTCATAAAATTGACTATGCACTAGACTACTTCAACAACCACAAGATCTTTACTTCTCAGATATATGGGTTCGAGTTATCCAATCACCTTCCATGGATGACGATACAAGAATCAGACATTGTACAGAAGTCTTTGCAATATGAACCATTTGTTCGTAGAGAGTTTTCTGGTAAAGAACGTCAGACCTTCTTTGGTCACATCAATTCTTTACTACCCTCATATCGATACACACAAGATTCTCGTGATGCATACGAATCTGAAGTAAGGAATGATCCCGAAGAACTGGTCGATTTCATTCACGAGTGTATGAGTGGTCATGCACAAGTTATCAAGGACAGGTATCCTAATAGATTCATTGCTCTATCAGAGGGTATAGACTCTGCACTGCAGTCTCACTACTTTTATGAAGATCCACAATACATGTACACAGTTGTACCATGTTTAGCTGGCGAAAATGGTCACAAGTATAAACGTGAGATTGCGACACACTATCCAAACGTACTGTTCGAAGAATTTGACATGAACCGTGCAAAGGAGTATACTGAAAAGTATTTGAATGATTCCAGTACAAGATGGGCAACTATCTTACCTACGATGAAACAAATTGCAGACTGTGAAGTCAAACCAGATATAGTGATGTACGGAGTCAACGGTGATGAGATGTTCTTTCGAGATCTCATTCCCCACATGCAGATGTTGGCGTATGAGTTTTGGAACGAGGATCAAGAGTCTGTTGTTTCCAAACTAAGAAAGGATATTGCGTCCAAGGGTAGTCAGTACGGTGCAACATATACCTTGGGTGATGATGAAACGTTCGAGGAGATCTTAGAACAGTTTGTAGGGGGGTGGTTTAATAAAGATAGATCACGTGAGGACTCCTTGAATGCTATGGTAAAGTGGACAACACCTAAGTTCTATACTCGTGCCATATCACAGAATAATGACGTGATGTGTGGATCACTATATAATGACAGGAGAATTTTCCATGAGGTGTTGAAGTGTCCAAAGGACTGGTTACAGGAATTCGGTATGGACTCACCGATACAGAGAAAGATCCTCAAGGACAAGTTTGATTACGAATTTATTACTCCTCACAAAGATGCTCTGTACGCTATGTACCAAGGGATCTTTGATAACATTTTTAATTCAACAGTACCAAAAGCACTGGTAGAAACGGTATAAATAAGCACTATGGGACTATTAAAATCAGCAGCAGATCTTGTCTATACTATCCGGTTCTTGAAACTTCTGGTAACGAAGTTCGAGGATACCGAAGCGTTCAAAGCGGGAATCATAGACAAAGACGGAAATAAGAACAAAGACTTCTCACAGAATTCTATGGATGATCGTGAAGCATATAGAGCACACTACACGACATTCCATCGTCTTGTTTTCAATTTAAAACGAATCATGGCAAAAGCGCCAGGCGGTTCATCTGTGGTCGCACGATACGGTGCCGCTCTTGCACTGATCAAAGAACACGGTGGAGACATAGATAAGATCCACAAAGAAACAGGTATAGACATTCTTGACTGTCTCGCAGAAGAGACTCAGTGGTTTATGTTAGAAGGTAATGAGTTATCGCCAGGCATCTACCGAATCAAGAATGACAGCATCACTACTAAGTGCGAAGAGGTTGTCAAGAAAGGTGACCAACTTAGAGTAGAAATGACTATGCCTATAGATGAGATACTTGGTCTATCCATTTACGAAGCGACTCATCTGAAATCCAATCAACAAGTTTACATAACCACGGCGGAGTTATCGAAATGATGCAAGATAGGTATGACCATCATTTTTCTGGTATGGAAAGACATATCAACGAAGGTCATGCATATCTATCAGATAAGACCGTTCGCAATTTTAAATCCATGTTGGCAACAACTGGTGCAAAGAAGATTTTAGAAATCGGATTCAACGCAGGACATTCTACGTACTGTTTCCTCTCGACAGCACGTGACATAGTAGTTCATTCCATCGATATTGGAAGACATCGTTATACCAGACCAGCCGCCAATAAGATGGAAAAGATCTTTGGAGACAGGTTCAAATTTGGTATCAAAGATTCTCGTGAGATCACACCCGAAGAATTATCAGAAGGATACGATTTGGCGTATATCGACGGGGATCATAGACCTGAAGCAATGCGAAGAGATTACATCAACTGTAGTCTAGCAAAAATTCCATATATCCTAATAGATGACATAAACCTGTTTTCGGAAATAAAAAGATTTGTAAACCATATAGACCAGAGTGACAATCATCCCTATAAGATACATGAAGTGTATGAAATCGAAAACTCTAAGAGACGTTGGAACAAGGGTGATGGAGTAGAAGCTTCGGTTATGGTTTTACTTAAAAGAGAGGACACCAATGAAGAAATTTAAAACACATGCTGAGGACACAACGACAGCATCCGTAGTTGGTACGGGTGATGATGCCTCTACAGTGGTAGTGAAAAAGAAAAAGAAACGTAAGCGTGATGAACTGCTTGCGAAGGTTCTTAAACGAAAATCTCCCTTATAGGCTTGACATTTCTCGTTGAGTCTGTTATGATGTTCAAACCAAACTAGGAACTAACGCTATGAAGACTATAGATCATAGGGGATTTACTGTCTGCGTTTTTCATGGTAAGGATCAAGATGAAGTAGAAGAGGTAGTAGCCCTGCAGAATAATCTGGGTATGGCAGGCGGAGCGGTAGACAAATTGATCTTTGTACCTATGGAAGGATGCGACAGTGAAGAACTCCGACAAGACAGATTTCTAATTTCCAATCCTGAGTCGTCTCTTGTAAATCACTTTATGTGGGAAGAGATTTGGTCTCAGAAGGAACAAGACCAGAAAGTGTTAACCATGGTTGACAAGTTCATAGATACAAAGAAACAAGCGGTAATTGAGAACTATGAATATGTTCCCGATGAACCATTTTACGATTACAGTGGTGGAAGATAAATGAAAATTGATAAGAAAAAGGATAAGTTGTTAGAGGACTATGCAGTAGGGATGCTGAAAGACTTCTACCTGAATGATTATGAAGACTCCCCTCAAGAGGGATACGCACGTGCCGCAAAGGCATGGTCAACATATAAGGGAGAGATGGATGAAGATCTTGCTCAACGGTTATATGATTATGTTAGTAATAAGTGGTTTATGTACGCTTCTCCTGTACTTTCTAACGCACCTAATGGACACGGTAAAGGGAAAGGAATGCCTATCTCGTGTTTCCTCACTTATGTGCCAGATACTCTGGAGGGTCTCATTGGTCACAGTTCTGAGTTACGTTGGCTTAGTGTTTATGGTGGCGGTGTTGGGGGTCACTGGAGTGACGTGCGAACCGTGTCAGACATTGCACCAGGCCCTATCCCGTTCCTACACACTGTAGATGCAGACATGATTGCTTACCGTCAAGGTAAGACTCGTAAGGGTTCTTATGCCGCTTACATGAACGTGTCGCATCCAGACATTATCGAATTTTTAAACATCCGTATTCCTACGGGTGACGTGCAACGTAAAGCGTTAAACCTACACAACGCAATCAATGTCAGTAATGAGTTCATGGAAGCAGTCATGACTAACTCTGACTTTGATCTGCGTGATCCAAAAGATGGAACTGTGAAGGAGACGATCAAGGCACGTAAACTATGGGAACGTATTTTGGAAGTGAGGTTCCGTACAGGTGAACCCTATCTGAACTTCATCGACACTGCAAATGAAATGCTACCCCAACCACTAAAGGATCTTGGTCTACAAATTCATGGATCCAATTTATGTAATGAGATACACTTACCGACAAGTGAAGACCGGACTGCGGTATGTTGTTTATCTAGTTTGAATCTGGAGTATTATGATGAATGGAAAAACACTACTATTGTGCGGGATATTGTGCGTATGCTTGATAATGTTCTCGAATACTTTATCGAAAACGCACCAGACACTATCAGCCGTGCAAAGTACTCTGCAGAACGTGAACGATCAATTGGACTCGGAGCAATGGGATTCCACAGTCTCCTCCAAAAAAATGGAGTCGCATGGGAATCAAGAAAGGCAAGAGAAATCAACGATGTTGTGTTTGCCCATATTAACGGAGAAGCTGTCGCAGAAACTCAACGACTTGCAGAAGAGAGGGGGGAATATCCTGACGGTATCGGATCCGGACGGAGAAACGCACATCTCATTGCAATTGCACCAAACGCCTCAAGCGGAGTCATTCTGTCTACAAGTCCAAGCATCGAACCCCTGAAGGCATGTGCGTACACACACCGTACACGATCAGGATCGTTCCTTGTAAAGAACAAATACTTGGAAGAGTTACTGGAGAGTAAGGGTGAGAACAACGAGTCCAACTGGACTAGTATTATCACAAATAAAGGTAGTGTTCAGCACTTACCTTTCCTAACAGAGGGTGAAAAAAGTATATATAAGACTGCACAGGAATTAGATCAGAACTGGGTTATCCAACATGCAGCAGATCGTCAGAAGTACATCTGTCAAGGACAGTCAGTCAATATCTTTTTCCCATCTGGTGCAGAGAAATCTTATGTTAACAAGGTGCATTTGAAGGCATGGAAAGAAGGACTGAAAGGTCTATACTATCTCCGTACCGAAGCAAAGTCACGTGCAGAAAACGTATCTGAGAAAGTAGAACGTGTTGCACTGCAGGATGATACTCGTAGCATTGTCTATAGTAAAAAGAACTGCCCTTGGTGTGCTCTTGCAATGGAAGAACTCAAGTTACGAGGTATTCTATTTGACAAGATAGATCTCGAAGAGATCGGTAAGACCGCTGCAGAAGTAACGGGACGTAAGGTCAAAACTGTACCCCAAATCTATATTCAGGGGAACTACATAGGTGGATACCAAGAACTAATGGAATGGTTAGATACACCGGCAGAAAATGACGAAGAAGACGAATGCAAAGCTTGCGAGGGATAAATGGCATTATTAGAATTTAGTACAACTTACAAACCGTTCAAGTATCCATGGGCGGTAGAACTATCCAAGAAGCACGAAGAGGTGCACTGGATTGAAGACGAAGCAGAACTGTCCGAAGACGTACAGGACTGGAAAACCAAACTAACTGAATCAGAGAAAGAGTTCATTACTCATATCTTGAGACTGTTTACTCAGTCAGACGTACAGGTGGGTGAGAACTATCACGAACTCTTGATTCCAAAATTCAAGAACAATGAAGTCCGTAACATGTTGTCATCGTTTGCGGGTCGAGAAGCAGTACACCAACGTGCGTATGCACTGTTGAATGATACTCTGGGTCTACCCGACGAAGAGTACCACAAGTTTCTTGAGTTTAAAGAGATGGCAGACAAGGTTGACTTCATGAAAGAAGGTGACTCAAACACTCACACCGGACTTGCACTTGCACTCGCACAATCAGTATTCAACGAGGGTATGAGTCTGTTCAGTTCTTTTGTGATGTTACTCAACTTCCAACGCTTCGGTAAGATGAAGGGTATGGGTACAATCGTTGAGTGGTCGATACGTGATGAGTCTCTACACGTGCAGGGTAACGCAAAACTGTTCCGTGAGTTCTGTGATGAACATCCACGTATCGTAAACGATGAACTCAAGTCTAAGATCTATGAGATGGCAAAGACTGCTGTTGCACTAGAAGACAAGTTCATTCAACTTGCATTTAGAGGTAATGATGTCGAGGGTCTAACGAAGGAAGAAGTGAAACAATACATCCGTCACATTGCGGATAGACGTTTACTTCAACTAGGATTGAAACCGAAGTTTCGACAAAAGGACAATCCACTACCTTGGTTAGACTGGGTATTGAATGGTGCGTCTCATGACAACTTCTTTGAAAAACGAGTCACTGAGTATTCTGTAAACGGAATGGAAGGTGACTGGGGATGGGAAGAAGAAGGTGCTCCCGCACCAGTCATGTGTGAGTTAGACGGAACGGGTTGTGCAGCGTGACAGATGCTTTCAAGTATGTTAACGACTGTCCGATCTGTGACATAGAGACTACTATTATTGTTCATGAAGATGACGATCCGCCAGCGCATTGTCCGATGTGCGGATCTGATTCAGACCTTGTTCAGTTGAAAGATTCCGATGAATGACAAAGAAATAGAAGAGTGGGTAAACAAGAACCCTATGTTGGCAAACTGTGTTTACCCTGTAATTGCAATCGCAAGTATTCTGTTGTTACAGTACACCTGTATCCAAATAATTAACTACCTAACATAATTATGCACTTATCTACATATTTAAAATCCAAAATACACCGTGCCACTGTCACCGATACACAGTTAGACTACGAAGGATCTGTTGCGATAGATCCTGATCTCATGTCAGCAGCAAATATCAAACTATGGGAACAGATCGATATCTACAATGAGACTAACGGACAGAGGTGGACTACCTACGTTATCGAAGGTGGTAGAGGTTCCCGTGAAATCTCCGTAAGGGGGCCAGGCGCTCGACTGTGTATGCCAGGCGACATAGTTCACATGTGCACGTATCTTACGACACGATTCAGGTGTCCCAAACCTACTCAAATTAAGGTTGACGAAAACAACGAGGTAATCTAAAGCTACATAGTAATATGTGGCATTATCAGAACGTACCATTCGAACCTACAGAAGAAGAACTGTCTCAGTGGCAGGGGTTCGTCTACATGATTACCGAAAGGTCATCTAACAAGAAGTATATCGGTAAAAAATTCTTCTGGAGTCGCAGGAGACTCCCGCCATTGAAAGGAAAGACCCGTAAGCGTATTAAAATATCAGAAAGTGATTGGAAGACCTACTACGGATCCTCAGAGGATCTGAAGACCCTTGTAGAGGAAAGAGGTGTTGACAACTACTACCGTGAGATCCTGAGACTATGCAAGACCAAGGGAGAGTGTTCTTACTATGAGGCAAAGGAACAGTTTGAACGGGATGTCCTATTAAAAGATGATTACTATAACGAGTTCATTGGGTGCAAAATCCACTCGAAACATATAGCAAAATGATCTAAAAAAAGTTTAATTTTTTTTCAAAAAACCCTTGACATCTTGTTTTGATTATGAGATAATTACCTTGTAATTAAGAAAAGTGAGGTAAATTATGGGAATTCATGTAAACATATACAAGCAGGACAGGACTGATTCGTTCCTTGGTAACGTGGACTGTACTGCAGGTGGTGAGTCATCTTACGCAAAGGGTTTCACTGTGGTGAACGCAGAAGGGCCTTTTGAACCGTGTGAAGACTATCCTGCCGCAGAACTTGTGATGGCAGAACCAATCGGTGGAAGAAAGATCCTCAGACTGATTCCAGTGTCCAAGAAGGACAAGTGGACTATGTTTGGTGGGAACTATGCGGGTACGAGTGACTCAAGGTTCTCAAGACTTTGTGATGAACTACTTGGTGGTTCTTTCTACGGTGCGGTTGCAATTCACGACAGAGTGGAGGCATAATGAATCCTATAAGAAAAGATAAACACCAAATGGAGGTTAACGAGATGTGGTTCTCGTTGATCTTCGTCGTTGTAGTGGGGACTATTTACCTCACTGCGGTGGGACAGGGGTTATTGAGTGTGATCGATATGCCTGATGTTCATATGTCTAATTCTACAGGGGAATGTGTCGAGGTGATCAATTATCATCCAGATGACGCATATACCTGTGACAACCTACCTGAGAGATATAACCATGTGTGGGTCAAATAGTGATTAATATAGCAAAAAAGTCTAAAAAAAGTGTTGACACCATGACATAACTATGAGATAATGTCTTTGTTGATTGGGGAGATCTGGTGTCACAATCGACTAGGAACCTTCGGGGTTCACTGCTTCTCCCCCCCTTTTTGTTTTGGAGATGATTATGGAATTTATTGAGAAGTTTGCTGCGGAAGGTTTTGAGTTGACTGTTGATGCGGAACGTCCTGTTGCGATGTGTGTGCGTCCTTCACCTCGTGCCCGTCTGGGTTACAAGATTGAGTTCAACTATGTGTTCGGTAGTTTCGAACGAATGAACCAGTATCTTGAAGAGTTTCTTGCGGGTATTGAACGTGCGAAGAAAGTCAAAGAGGAACGCAAAATTGCTCGTGCTGCTGCCCGTGTCAAGGCACAGGAGAGTGTGAAAGAGGGTGATATCTTTGTTGCTTCTTGGGGTTGGGAACAGACTAATGTCGATGCCTACCAAGTAGTTGAGAAGAAGGGTGCGAGTGTTGTCCTTCGTGAGATTGCTCTTCAAAGTATTGATGGTAGTGAGGGATTCATGTGTGACCGTGTTGTCCCTGTCAAAGATGCGTTCATTGGACAAGAGTTCAAGAAGCGAATCACTGGTCGTGGGATCAACATCGATGATGTTCGATATGCGAGTCCTGCGGAAGAAGGAAAGGATTTTTACCGAAGTTGGTATGCGTGAGTTTTTAGAGGTGTGTTGTGGATGATTGTGTTTATTACTTAGAGGAGAACGGAGAGTTCCTACCTGAGTTGTGTTTCGAGAGTGAGGAAGCTGCGATAGAGTATGCAGAAGCGAACGGAATGAATAACTATCAAGTGATAGAATGGGAAGTTGACTAGACGAAAATTGGTGATGATTCCTATGGATAGTTGATGAACCCCCCTTCCCATCATCTTTCGAGGTGGTGGGTTTTTTTTAATTTTATTTGAGGAATATATACATTAGACAACCTCAAAACCCTATATACATTAAAGGTGAAAGAATATGGTACACTATACTGTGAAACAGGTCTTCGAGATCTTTGACGAATTTGAACAGCAAACAAGTAAAGCGAAAAGGAAGGAAGTACTATTGAAGTACGCAGACGTTCCTGCATTTAAAGACATACTGAGAGGCACATTTGATGACTCTCTACAATTCCTTCTCCCCGAAGGAAAACCCCCATTCACTCCTAATCGGGAGGAATCTGTTCCCTCTACCCTACTGAAAAAACACAAAGAGTTTGGATACTTTGTGAAAGGCGGGCCCGGCGATAACCTGCCAGCGTACAAAAGGGAGAACATGTTCATCCGATTGTTGGAAGCAATCCATCCCGCAGATGCGGAACTCGTTTTGTCAATGGTGAATAAGCAACCACCAGTGAAATACTTAACTAAAAAACTAACGGAGGAGACCTTTCCAAACCTAATAAAAACCTAACCATTCCGATTAACAAGCATATGAGGTGTTGATGTCAGAAAAACAATTAGAAAGACTTAAAAGGGATAGTCATGAGTTGGATCACTATATCCAACGGTTGAAGAAAAAAGGCCGGGACGATCTTGTTTACAAATTAACGAAAAAACAAGCGTTTCTCAATCAAACAATTGTTGACCAAACAGTGACTCAACTAAGGTAGGTGATCCATATCTCTTCACCCCGCTCAGCGGGGTGTCGTATGGAAAGGACATATTATGCCGATTTATGATTTTAAAAACAAAGAGACCGATGAAGTTATAGAAGTGAATGTAAAGATCGCAGACTACGATAACTTCTTAAAGGATAACCCACATTTAACCCGACACTTTACGAGCACCCCTGCTCTTGTGTCTGCCGGTAAATCCACATTGAGTACGGCAGGTGACGGATGGAAAGACCACCTTAACCGAATCAAAAAAGGATCCGGTAGAGGGAATACGATTAAGACCTAATCAAATGACCAAACCACAGATTTTAAAGATCGATCATCTCCGGACGATTGAACCTCTTACTATGTCTCAGGAAGTTGTTTTCAAAGCATGGGACGAAGGTAACCATATAGTTATGTCTGGTACTGCAGGATCAGGTAAGACCTTTCTTGCAATGTACCTTGCACTAGAAGATGCCCTTGACAAGGGCAATACTTTCGAGAACGTTACCATTGTCAGATCCATCGTACCTACACGAGAGATCGGTTTTCTGCCAGGCACACTCGAAGAAAAGATAGATGCATACACGGGGCCATATCGACAGATATGTACTGAGTTGTTTGAAGACCGTGGTGCATACGAGAAACTATCGAAGTGCGGAGTGATTGATTTCATATCCACATCACACATTCGAGGAACGACGATCAGTGACTCAATCATCATCGTAGATGAGATGCAGAACTTGACATTCCACGAACTAGATAGTATAATTACTCGTGTTGGACATAATTGTAGAATCATCTTCTGTGGTGATTACTACCAGTCTGACTTTACTAAGACGCAGGATAAAGCAGGAGTAAATCAGTTTACTGCGATATTAGAATTGATGAAAAAATTTACGATGGTAGAATTCACTTGGGCAGACATTGTGAGGTCTGACTTTGTACGTGACTATATCATGACCAAAGAAATGATGAGATGAATTATATACAGGTATTCCACTTAAAGAACTTCGATGAGTTTAGAGAAGAGTTTTTAGATACGGTTACTATTAGTAGTAACTGGCCTGCACAATCTGATTACGATATCAGCGACTCTCCGTCTCAGTTTCGTCCAGAAAGAAAACCTTACTATAAGCTTGTTAAGAAAAGGATCCACCCTATACTGAAAGACTACTGTAGGACTTGGGGATGCGAGAATTACAATATCGAATCTATGTGGTTCCATGCATATAATGAGGGTGGTGACTATCCATCACATACTCACACAGGTGCAAATTTAACTGGAGTGATTACGGTTGATCTGAATAGACCCGAAGAAGCGACTCAGATATTTGGTAGTGGTCTTCAGTTGCCAGTAGGTAGTGTGGTACTGTTCCCTTCTATGTTACCCCACAGATCACCTGTTGTTACGGGTAGAAAAATTATCATAGGATTTAATTGGAATATGCACGGAGAAAATTCTAATCACATTCCAATTCAATCCTTACCAAAAGAAACCTACATGGAGAAAAAGGCGAAGGCGAACATCCATCCTCAGATGGAGAAGATTCAATCTCTCTATGATAACTGGGGATCCTACGAACAGAACGTCAAACAATTCTACAGTGCCAGTCATGTAAAGATGGCAGAGTTGGTTAACAGGTTGGATCTCAACCTTGACAAACTTGATGTTGCTGAGATAGGACAGGGTAGTGGTCTACTTGCAAAAGAACTTTATCCGGATGGTGTTGCACCTTGGGATGCGTATGACATCTCCGAAACCATGTGTAATCAATCACGTCCGTTCTATAAGAGTGTGACTCAACACGACATATGTTATAGTGAACTACCTAAGACCTATGATGTAATTTTCATGTGTGGTGTATTTGCATTTGGTTTGTTGACCGCTGAATGTGTACCTGCAATTGTAAAGAGTCTGAAACCTAATGGATATCTTATTGCATCGTTTCCTGCTATGGAAAATTTCTGGGCAAAAACTGGATGGGACAAAGTAGATTGTTTTAAAGAAGTAGAGTGCATAGAACCCTACCCTTCTTGGAAGACTGTGGGTAGAACCAAGTACAACGAAATAAAGATGTTTCAACTAAAATGAATCATGCTCTTATCCTAACTGGAGCAGATGTGATGTATCCAGTAGGATACACTGGAATAGAAGTTGCGGTTCGTGGTCATGGTGCTCACAGAATTGCATCTCATATAAGGAAGACAAGAGACTGGGACGTAGAAGTCTTAGACTTCTTCAGTGCATGGGGTGTGCAAGAACTCAAAGACTTTGTAGACAGTCGAGTGAGTAGTCACACCAAATGGATCGGGTTTAGCACTTTCTTTACGTACTCAATACATGGTGAAGGTGAAATCGTTCAGAAACAAAACGAGATCCTGTCTTATATTAAGAACAAGTATCCCCACATCAAGACCGTGGTGGGTGCTAACAAACTGGTCAATGTGATACGACACAGAAACGTTGACTACTATTGTATCGGTAATGGTGAACATGGGATTGTTGCACTGTGCGATTATCTTGCAGGTGATGCACCTGAACCTAAAGTAAAAAGGGTGTTCAATCCTTTTCAATCAATAGATGGATCACTGCATCGTGAGTATACAATCATTGACTGTTTTAGAGACTATCCTGCCTATCCGCATAGGAAGGCAAAGACTTCATACGAAGAGAGGGACTTTATAAGATCGAATGAAGTGTTGACCACAGAACTGTCAAGAGGGTGTATGTTTAAATGTTCGTTCTGCGACTACGCTCCACTGGGAGTCAAGGGTGATCACACAAGAGATGCGGAAGACTTCGAAGAAGAACTCAGGGAGAACTATGACAAGTGGGGAGTAACTCGTTACCTATTGGCGGATGAGACATGCAACGATAGATCAGAAAAAATTGAGAAGTTTGCAAACGCAACTAAACGACTAGACTTTCAACCACAGTTTCATGGATTCATTCGAGGAGACTTGTTTGTAAAACGATCCAGAGAAGACTGGGACAACATGATCACCATGGGATTCACAAGTCATTCAATGGGTCTTGAGTCTTTCAATCACGCTTCTGCTAAATCAATACGGAAAGGTATGTCGCCTCTGATCATACAAGAAGGTCTTCTACAAGGAGAGGAATACTTCCGTAAGAACAAGTTGCCAGGCAACCACTATAACGGAACCCTGTCAATGATAGCAGGATTACCTCACGAGACGTTTGAGACTTTGGATAACACTGCAGATTGGTTGAATAGATATTGGAAGAATCAGGTAACTATACATTCGTTATACATATCACAGCATGTAGGTCACGATGGGATTGACGCTGTATCAGAGATAGAATCGAATCCTAAAAAGTGGGGATATAGTTTCAGATCAAAAAATATAATTGATCGGGCAACCATAGGATTCTATGATTTCGTGTGGAGAAAACATGGAGTCTTACCAGACAATGTTGACATACAATCACTGGTAGACAACATAAGTGATAAAGCTAAGAAAAAACTATTCGAAGAGGACTCAAAAAATCGTCAAGACAAGACTTTCCAACAAGTATGGGTTCATCCTAGTAAAGACTATGACGAAGTTGACATGATTACTTGGTGTGCAGAGTTTACTTCTGACAGGATCAAACTAAGAAAGAAACCAGAGAGTCAGAGTGGTTGGCATATGGGTTGGTACAGTCAACTAGGATACGATTTGAATCGTGTATACTCAGGCGACCCACCTGTACTAAATCATTCGGACGTATCTACTTACGGTAGCATAATTGCTAAATATAAGAAACAAAAACTCAATTATAGGAACATATAAAAATGAACAGAGAAGCAGTATTTGAACAACTCAAGATAGATGAGGGGGTTGTATATGAAGTATACAAAGATCATCTTGGATATGAAACTTTCGGAGTCGGGCACTTGGTGCTTGAATCGGATCCTGAACACGGAGAACCAGTTGGAACGCCCGTATCAGAAGATAGAGTCAGAGAGTGTTTCGAACTCGACCTTGACCTTGCAATATCAGAGTGCAATGCTTTATTCGGAGATTCAACGTTTGAAGGATGGCCCGATGAAGTCCAGCAGGTATTGGTCAACATGATGTTTAACATGGGACGCACCCGTCTGGGTGGTTTCAAGAATTTCCGTGCCGCTCTCGAAGAGGGTGACTGGAAAAGGGCTGCCGTGGAAGGACGTGATTCACGCTGGCACAGGCAGGTAACTAACCGTGCAGAACGGTTAATGGTTAGATTGGAGAACGTTAGTTAACGTCTAAATATATGGCGAAATACACCCGTCACGATTCAAGAAACAAGAAACGTAACAGTCATAAGAATCGAACCAAGTTTGATTCTGGGTATAAAATGAGAGGATCTGATTACAATAGATCCCGTGATAAAAGGATTGTCAATGAGAAATGCGATATTTCAATACATGGTACTCAACCCTAATGTAGACGAAAGGGGAGAGATTGAAGGAAGACAGAGAAGTCAAGTCTATCGTGAGGTAGCAGATTTATCTCGACGTTCCTTTCTAGAGTATGCCGATATCATTGATGCAGAGTACTTCTACTCAGATGAGCAAGTGTACACTGCAGGACATGACCATGCAAACGCTCTTTTGTTTGAGTGTTTGAGGGTTATCTATGATCCTATGTTTGACCAGTATGACAAGGTGTTATTTGCCGATACCGACATTGTAGTAAACACCGAAGAGAACATCTTTGATCTGTGTGAAGACGGAGATGTCTTTGGTGTACTTGAGAGTGATATCGTCACATCGAATGGTGGTGGGTATAACTCTTGGGACTACAAGGAAAAGACATACCAAGACTTTGTTGCAAAGTTCTCTATGCACGACATTCCTATTGTCCCATCACTACCACCTAGTAGACCATCTAAGTTAACTGTCCTGAATACAGGTATTGTCGTATGGACACGTGAGGCACGTCTACGTGCACGTGAGGTATTCATGGACTGGACAGAATGGTTCTACGCAAAACCAGAGTTCCATATGTCGGTAATGAATGACCAACCGTACATCTCTGGACAGTTGGTCAAACATGACTTCGATTTAAACACCGAAGCACTGGATCAGACATGGAACGACTCTCCCCATTATGCCACTGAAGATGAGTTCTTTGAGAAGGCAAAGATGTGTCACTACACTGGTGGTGGTTGGAAAATCGATATGTTACGCCATGCCGAAGAAGGTAGGTTTAAGATACTTGCTTAGTCACCTGTTTTATCCTACACACCATTCTCTCACCATCAATAACGAGAACCACCTTTCCGTTCACACGAAGTTTTCCAAGAGGACGCATTGACATCTTGGTGTCTTTTGTGATAGAATGGAAACAGTTAGTTACGATTTTTAATCGTTTATCGTCCGAGGTCTTTGCTTTGATCTCGACTGCATGGGAGGGTACTGCTATAAGTAATGCCAGTATGGCTACTATTTTTTTCATGGGATCTCTCCTTGGCGTTTCACAACGCTACTATCGTCATCTCGACGGGGAATGTGACACTTTTGTGACACATAATTATATATAAAAAATGTATACTTTTTTTCAAAAAACCCTTGACACTTGTTTCAAAAACATGTATAATTAACATGTAATTGAGAAAAGTGAGGTTAATTATGAAAAATTTGATATTAGAAGATTATAGATGTCCCGACTATGAGTCAGGTCTCTACAAGGGTATTCCAATGGAATACAGAAACCACCCTAAAGTCCAAGAACTAATGAGGACTAGATTGTTCACTGTCAGGTACAGAGGAAACAGTAAGGTTGGTTACGACAGACCTAAAGACTTTGTTCACAAGGATAAGGCAGATACCTTTGCCATCTACCCGTATTCAAACTATGAAGAGTTTGAGACTAGTAACGATGTTACTGGAATAACCCCTCCTGCAAAATACCCGATTGGTCAGTACCATGAATGGGTTGCTTACAGAGAGGAACACACCAAAGCAATCATAGAGATTGCAGAGAAACTTGATGCAGGATTGACGTTATGTGCTTAGATCAGTATTTTGAAATAATCGAAGAAGAGTCAAAGACTCATTCACTGGAAGGTAACGGTACGAAGAACTATGCGTACTGTTATGGAATTTTGAAGACCCATCTAGAGTGGGCACTTGCAGGGGATGCACAGAAAGAGATTGTTCTGAAGAACATCTCTGACACCATTGCAGGTCATACTAAACAAATGGAGTTACCTATATGATGAAAGAAAAAGTAATACTTACGGACTGCGATGGTGTAGTCCTAGACTGGCAACACTCTTGGAGAGGGTGGATGCACAGACAAGGTTACAAGATCGTGGACGATAGTGTCTATGATGTTGCGGATCAATATGGGTTGGAAAGACCCTACGCAAAAAGACTTGTAAGGTTGTTCAACGAGAGTGCATGGATCAGAAAGATACCACCTCTCAGAGACTCAATGAAGTATATTAAGAAACTTCATGAAGAACATGGTTACGTGTTTCACGCAATCACCAGTCTTAGTAATGACCAGTATGCACAATATCTAAGATGTAAGAACCTTGGAGAGTTATTCGGTAAGACTGCGTTCGAGAGATATGTGTACCTAGATACTGGTGCAGACAAGGATGAGATCCTCAAAGAGTACGAAGGTACGGGTTGTTACTGGATCGAAGATAAAATTGAGAACGCAACAGTTGGTAAGAACTTGGGTCTCAATTCACACTTGATTGCACACGACTTCAATACAGGAGATCACGGTATCCCTAGAGTCAAGAACTGGAAAGAACTCTACGAGATAATTACTGGATAAATAACTTCACTAACTAAGTGGAGTTTTTATGAGGTACGTTGGGTTTAGTGAATACTATCACGATGCAGCTTTATCTATTGTCAATTCGGACGGTACGATAGAGTTTGCCTCTCATGCAGAGAGATTTACTAAGAAGAAAAATGATCCGTTGATTCCAGAAGATCTCTGGGATTATACTACTAATGATGATCACTTCTCATTCTACGAAAACGTAGAGTGGAAGAAGACCTATAGAAAGGATCAAACTAAGAATACCCTACACACAGGCAATTCTATTGCCGCACACGAACAGATCCCTGTCTATGATAGTATCTATTATGATGCCAGTTATGAACATCATAAGAGTCATTGTGCATCCGCATTCTTTACCCGTCCATGGAAAGACCGTGATACCACTGTCATGGTGTCTATTGATGGTGTAGGTGAGTTTCAGACTGCAACCATCTATGACCACAACTTCAATCTAATCAAAGAATGGCACTACCCTAAATCAGTAGGGTTGGTGTACACTACCGCAACACGTCTATTAGGTTTACGTCCACTTGAAGATGAATATGTTGTTATGGGACTATCCTCTTATGGAGAACCGCCTGAAGAGATATGGGGTAAATTAGTCAACTGGTGGGAACACACAGGTGACATTAATCCTCGTATTGAAAAGAAGCAGAAGATTGACTTTCCCGATAAAGGTAATCCGGAGTATGAGAACCTTCGTTCCATGTTAAAAGTCTTCGTTACGAAATACAGTAAAGAAGACTTTGCGGCAGGGGTACAAAAGTTCGCAGAATATGCAATTATGCAGATCATGAAAACTGCATCACTGCACGGTAAGAAATTGGTCTACTCTGGTGGATGTGCACAAAATGTTGTTATCAATTCAAGACTCTTCGAATTGTTCGAAGACGTTCACATTGCAATCTCACCTACAGACGCAGGATCTTCTCTGGGTGCTGCCGCACTGTCTTGGTCGGAGTATACTCCTCAAGATCAATTGATCTGGACACCTTATCTTGGTTACAACATAGAAAGAGAAGTAAACCCACGTCATGTAGTAGATCATCTCTTAGAACACAAAGTATGCGGTCTGGCGAACGGTAGGGCAGAGTTCGGGCCACGTGCACTGGGTAATAGATCTCTGATCGCAGATGTACGTTATGATGTACAGGACACTGTGAATGAGATCAAACGCAGACAAAAATATCGTCCCTTTGCACCTGCAGTTCTAGAAGAATATGCGTATAAATACTTCGAGGGGCCAATGAACGAGTACATGCAGTACACGTCAAAGGCACTTCATGACTATGATTCGGTTACTCACGTAGATGGAACTGCACGAGTACAAATAGTCCGTCAGGACTGTGAATCGGTCTTTAGGAAGGTAATTGAGGAATACTACGAACGTACAGGGGTTCCGATGTTACTAAATACCAGTTTGAACATTCGTGGAAGACCTATGGTCAACGACGAACATGATGCTGAATTGTTTGAAAATAAATACGGTGTTAAAGTATTTTGAATCAGTTTATTAAACGTTATACATTTCCACCAAGAGAGTTCTTTGCATTCAAGGAACATCTGATAGAGGAAATGATGAAGGTGAAGTCAGAGCATGATTGTTCATTTGCGAACATGCAATTCTCTGATTACAAACTTCCATGGAAGGAAGGTATTAATTATAGACCACCGTATTGGGATGAGGCTATTAAATTAATACAACCTGCCCTTACGAACTATGCTAACCAATGGCAATGTTCTAGGATTAAGGTTGAAAGTATGTGGTTTGCCGAGTACAACGAGGGGAACAACTTTGAGTGGCATACACATGAGGGAACGAATTTGTCTGCAGTGTTGCATGTTCATGGGTTACCAGAGAACTCAACACAGTTGATGGGGTTTGCAGACATGGTTTTGCACATAGGTGACTTGGTGGTTTTTCCATCAATGTTACCACACAGAGGGCCAAACTGCCAAGGACACAAAATTGTTATAGGATTCAATTTGAATATGTCAGGCAGTCTTTTACATAATGAATAGTATAATCAAAACTACAAAGGATATTCAATATGTCAGAAGAAGAGATCAAGGCAGCGGGACACCACCCTGCTGACACAAACGGAGACGGTAAAGTCTCTAAAGAAGAAGAGGCGATGTACTTGGAGTTTAAACGTAAAGAACTCGAAGACGCAGATGCAATGCGTGACGCACAGCGTTCCATGGCATGGTTCTCGCTGTGGGGTATGTTATTGTATCCCGTACTCGTGGTGGGTGCAAATTTAACAGGTCTAGAGAAAGCGGCAGACATACTGGGTGACATGGCAGGAGTTTACTTCATTGCAGTTGCAGGTATCGTAGCAGCGTTCTTTGGTGCTCAAGCATGGTCAGGTAAAAAGTAGGTAAATAATCATGGTAGAGATCGGAGCGGCATTGTCGCTTGCCGGATCTGCATTTAACATGATTAAAAAGGCGGTAGAGTCAGGTCGAGAAGCAGAAGACCTATATAACTATTTCGCCCGATTCTTTGACGCAAAAGAGCAGATATCTGAGGAAGCGATAAAAGGTGGAACACACTCAAGAGTAAAGAAGTTGTTTGCCGGTAACAGTGTCGAAGCAGAAGCACTACAAGTGACTGCTGCTCGACGTAAAATTGTACAAATGGAACAGGAACTCAAGGAGTTCTTAATCTATTCCGGACAATCAGACTTCTACGATGAGATGATGAAAGAGAGACGTGTGATACGTCAACGGAGGATCCAAGCGGCAAAAGAAGCTGCGGATCGTAAAGCGGCATTTGAAGATGGTATTGCAATACTGGCGGCGTTGGTAGTTTCTGCGTTTATTATCGGAGGAACCGTAGTGTTGATAACCAGTGTATAAGGTGATGAATGGAATATGTAACTTGGAGAGGTACGCCTGGTGTAGGTGACTTCATGTGGGCACTTAACTGTGTCCATAACTATTGTTATGAATACAAGAAGAAAGTAGTACTGGAGTTTCACTGGGAACACGACGAGCATCACCTACACCACTTCGAAGATCCGGAAACAATCATAGAACGATTGGAGTACATGCACAATTTCTATCATAGAAAAGATGATGTTCAAGTGAAGCATGTATATGGACAAACTACACGATACAGTGATTGGAAATTTGAAGATGACTTCGTAAGAGAGGAGGATGGAACCTTACGTATAGCAGCAATCAATCGTGGTCATAAAAACAGATATTTTTTTCAGTCAGGGGTATACGACGATAGAGAGGGTGGTAACGCACCATTCCCCGACTGGATCTTTCGAGATGTCCCTAGAGTAATAGACAAAAGAAAGGTAGTAGTCTGGAGACCTACCTTCAATGCAGAACAACCAAGAACTTGGAAAAGGGTCTTGACACATGAGCAATGGGATGATATAATAAGCTTAATGCGTCAGGCAGGATTATATACCGTTGAACTGACATATAGAACACCTATATCAGAAGCGTTCTATCACATATCAACGTGTAGACAAGTAGTGTGTTATGATGGTATGTGGCATTACATTGCCCGTAACTTTCAAACACCGATGGTAATTTTGAGTACAGAAGGTATTACTAATTACCATACACCACACTGCGTTAAGACTGACGCAGATGAGGATAACCCACGTAATATATATTACTGGATGAACAACCTATCTGAGATGTTAGGTTCAAGTAAAAAACGAGCAATAGAATATGAGCAAAGGTGTAGACAATTCTATCAAGATAGATAGAGCAGTTATCGAAATACAAGGGGGATGTAATTTCGATTGTACAATGTGTCCACAGGACAAACGAACTGGAGGAAGACACAAGAACTTTATAGGTAAGATGAACCTATTGGACTTCGAGGATAACGTTGCAGACTGTGCACAACACGGACTGCGAGTAGTTAACCTAGATGGTTCTGGTGAGGCAACGATCAATCGTAACCTACCCGAATACATCAAGATCGTAAAGAAGTACAATGCACAGGCGGTCATCTTCTCGAACGGATTCAAGATGCAGGGTCAGTTCATGAGAGATTGTGTTGATGCAGGACTAGACTTTTTTAGATTCTCTTTCATTGGCCCCACCCCAGAACTCTATGACAAATGGATGCACAACACAAGAGGTAGTAACTATCATTTGATCAAGAAGAACATCGAAGAGATGGTTGCGTATGTCAAGGAGTCTGGATCTGATTGTGTTGTAGAGACGTATCATCTCATAACTGATAACGATAATATAGAAGAAGAATTAGAACAATACAAAGCGTTGGTCGAGGAACTAGGTGTTAAGACTGAGATATGGAAAATGCATAACTGGTCTGGTGCATGGGATATCGGCAAGAACGCCAGAAAGGGAGAGGTAAAAACTTGTGGAAGACCTTTTAGTCCAGACGTTGTTATACGTGCTGGCGGAATGGACGGTCACCGTGGTGCTGTTCATCCTTGTTGTCAAGTCTTGGGGCGTGATGAAGAAGCTGTACTTGGTCATACGTCAGTCAATACCATAGAAGAAATCATTCGTGGCCCTGAATACTCTGCACTAAGAGAGGGACACAGAACTAAGAATTATCCAGACTATTGTAAAAGTTGTGACTTTTTGCTTGACGATCCCGAAGTTTTAGTGTATACTAATCATAATAGAGATCTCCATAAGATGATCGGCACTGCGTTCGATCTCAATGATTATAGAGATATTAATGCACTTTAACTAGGAGGAACATGCCAAGAGTAGAACCAAAAAGAGTTGGATATAAAGGGAAGTACGAGGAATCGTTTGACAAGATGTTAAGAAGATGGTCTCGTGCAGTAAATAGAGCGGGAATCGTGACAGAGTGTAGGAAGAGACAGTTCCATGTCAAACCGAACGAAATCAGGAATTCAGAAAACTCTAAATTAAAGAGGAAGAAGAAACTATCCAAGTTCAAACTACTGAACGAGGGTAGAAGTAAATATAGTAGGAGATAACATGGAAACTGTTTTAGCTGGTATTTTAGTGGTATCTGTATGTGCATCAATTACAATGATGTATGTTGCATTAACTTCAAAGGACTGAATCATGGGTTGGTTACGCAAGTTATGGTTGGACTGGTTCACTGAAGAGTTTGTGGTAACCGTTTGGTACAAGGGTGGAACGCAGTTTGATCCTAAGACAACCAAGCGTGTCTATCATCTGAAGAAGATCACCACGAAGAAACCCACTCACTTAGTTGGAGTGAAGACGGACGGTAATAGTTTTGAAATCAAGACTGTTTCCCCATTTGACTATCAGATAGAAAAGATTCACTAATGCGGCGATTAATATATCAGGTCGCTCTGGGTAGACAGGGCGACAGTAAATTGTACAAGAAGTGCATCGATAGTGTGTGCGACTATTCTAAGAAGCACAACTTGAAGCAACATGTACAACGCAACGGGATTCTCAAGATCAAACCCGATCCTTTCACTAGCAATCGTTCAACGGATAGTTGGATGAAGCATGGTGGGTTTCTCCCTATCTACGAGAAAGAGAATGCGTTCAATTTACTAGATGAGTTTGATCAGATCGCAATCATCGATGCGGATATCTACATTCGTCCGGATGCACCTAACATCTTTGATGCAATCGATCCAGACGTTGCGTTTGGGTGTGTGTACGAAAGGGAGATGCCCATTACTCCTGCGTACCAACAGAAGATAGTCACCTACTCTCGTATGCAGTATGGACAACTTCACTCGAACCAGACAGACTTCAGTCCCACTAACCTTGGGTTTGAGTTTGCGAACATGGGAATGATGGTGATCAACTGTCAAAACTTCAAACCGTATCTGAAAGACAATACTGCAAAAGAATTTATTAACCGCATGGAGTTCAAGGACTTTGTGGATGGTATTGGTGCATGGAAGTGGTCTACTGATCAGACTTTATTGAACTACTTCCTCAAGAAGTATGAAGTGCCTGTACAACATATGGACTGGAAATGGAATGGTCTGTACGGTGCGAATACTAAAATTGAAGAGTGTCACTTCGTGCACTTCTTTTTGAAAGACTTGTTACCAGAACAAGGCGAGAACGTAGAGGAACTATTCAAGTCTATATGAATGTCTACATCATAAGGATCCCTAAGATCCAAACTGAAAAATTTCTAATCAATAGTCTGTTCACCGTTAAGAGTGGACTGACACCTGTTGTAGTTGATGCGGTTGTACCAGATACCATTGACTCATCGATGATGGAATTCAAATACTTCAATCGGTCAAATTTCAGATGGAACTGGCCGGTGTCCGAAGATCAGAACGGTCTTGATTTACAAACAGGACTATACAAGTTCGCATACAGGGCTGCAGACCAAAAGAAAAAGGTTGCATGTTCACTCAGTCACATGTTGCAGTGGGATGACTGTGTTACTAAGGACGAACCTAGAATCGTATGTGAAGCAGATGCAAGGTTTATTCGTAGACCCGATGATGACCTAGAGACGTTCAAGGGACATAAAGTCATAGGACTGAATGATCCACGTGGTGCGACTCGAAGACCATACCAATATCATAGTCAAATGTTGGGTGGTATTCAACCAGTACCAAGAGTAGTTGAAGCAGGAGAGGATCCTGTACCACAAGGACTTGCGGGTAACTCTGCGTACTACATCGAACCTGCGGGTGCTAAAGAACTACTAGATAGAGTTAGAGATTATGGAATGTTTCCTAATGACGCATACATGTGTCGGGAACTGTTCCCATGGATTAGGGTAATACACCCATACTACACGAGGGTTAGTGGAGACGAATCCACAACAACGACATAATGAAAAGTTTTGTAATTACTATTTTTGACAACGATCTTTCTCAACGTGCGGCAGACAGGTGTATCACTTCTGCGAAGAGGTACGGAATTCACGTAGATAAATGGAAAGCGACTACACCCAGAGATTCGGATTTCGCACTTAGATGCCTTAACGCCAAACTACAACGTCACATGTTTGA